TTCAACGAAACCCTTGACGGCATCGCCAGCGACACCCATCAAAGGTTTCAAAAGTAATTGCCACATTAGAATTGACCGTAAGCTATAACTGCTAAAATAATAATAACAGCTAAAGTAAGAATCTTACCTCGCTTTGTAAGTCCTTTCCAAAAATATTTTATTTTTTCCATTTACTCCTCCTCTCGGATTATATCCGCAAGCTCTTCGCAGCGATGCGGAGTTTGTTTATGCCATCTTGAATTTAAAAGTTCTGAGGCACATAATTCCCATTCTTTATTTCTAGCGGCAGATAAGGCATTTTTAAATTTAGAAGTTCCACTTTCACCAAGTTGGAATACCATTGAAATAAATACACCAAATTTTTTATCAGGCAGATCCATTCCCTCGCAAATACGAGCAGCACCTTCAACCGCTTTATCAAAGTCTTTATCAAATAATTTATAAACAAAATCATCAGAATATTCTTTGTTTGGATCTATATTATCATCTTTTGTAACAAGATGACCTATTCCAAAAGTTAATTTTCCAAGCGAATCCGCATAGCATTTGTTTACTTTGCCTTCATGCCTAGCAACCATATCTTTTATTTCACTTAAACTTGCATCTTCCATCTTTAAAGACATATAAAATTTTTACTCCTAATTTTTTTTGATATTTAGTTTGTATTCTTGAAATCATTGTTCCTGGTTTCCATGTTTTACGAATAGATGCTGTCTTAACATCTATTTTTAAAACTTCTCCTGTAGAACGATGAACCGCAACCAAGTCTATTGGGTCCATGTCTTGGGTTTTCCAATAGATTGTATAATTATTTTTTGTCAACCAACTGGCTGCAATAAATTCTGACTCCAATCCTTTACGGATTTTATGTAAAGACAAGTTAGTTAATAATTTTTAGCCAGGTATAAATCGCACCTAATATACCACCAACTATTAATAACACCCTTAGTCCTCCTAAACCTTTATTTGATATACTGTTGAGATCTCGTATTTGTTTTTGCATAATACTAACATCCTCTCTAATGTATTTAACATCAGTTTTAAGCTCGGCAATTTCTTTTTCCCAATCAGACATCTTGACCTTTCATAATTAAAAATATTTCTGGATATTCTTTTAATAAATAATCTACTGTTCTTTTTATTTTGTTTGTATAATCTTTATCTAATGCAAAAGTATTTAAAGTATTTATGATTTCATCAAGATTAACATTTTGTGTAACTGTTTCTTTATTTCTAACTTTTCTATATTCTGTAAATTGTGTGCCTGTATTAAGTAAGGTAATATAATCAGCAACACTTTCACATTTTCTATTATATTTTCTTAATATAATATCGCTATCAAGTGCTTTAATGTGTGGTTTTGATTTATCAGTTTCTATCATTCCATAGAAATTATTACCTAACCTGGCAAATCTTGATTCTCCCCAACTAGACTCCAATGCTGCTTGAGCCACAGAAATAACAACGATTGCTCTAAATTGTGGTGGTATAGCAGTATTAAAATGAACAGTACATTCTGTTATTCCTCGAACAAACTCATCTTTGTTTGAGTATTTAAAATCAAAATTATAATTAAAAAAACTACATAATAATAATGTAGCACAGATAGACTTAATCATTACATTTTAGATAATGGATTATCTAAAGCCTTTTTAATTTGTTTATCTGTCTTTTCTTCTAATGCTTTCATGTCGTCTTGTATTTCAGAAATAGCATTTTTTAAATCTCTTGCATTTTCTCTGCTATCTTCCTTAACTCGTTGTTCAACATCTTCTACGATTGTTTCTATTCTACGAACATCAGCTTTTAAATCATTTTTTAATTCTTTTGCTACATCAGATACTAAACTTACTTCATCTAAAATCATGGTCATTTCTGATTGCATCATTTCAACTTCTTGTTGAACTAAATCTATTCTTTTATCAAAGCCACTAAGATCTGGAGCAGTATAATTTTGTATCTGTTCTTTCATGTCCAGGTAGTCTTTATAAAATTCAAAACCACCCCACAATACTCCACCAGCAGTTGTTAAAGCTGTAAGAATAACAAATATTTTTCCACCTTTAAATTTAACACCACCTACATCAATTTCTGCCATAACTATTCCAAATCCGTCTGCCATTGACTATCAATCATATCATTCATTAAACCTTCACTACCTACAAAAAGATAATAACTAGCAATATTATTATCGCTAATAACTGTGTCTGGTAATGTTGCGTTAGTAAAAAAACCCTCTCGATCATTTAAAATTTTTTGAGAGTCAAAAAAACTTTTACTATTTCCTAAAACTTGCATTACAATTAAAGTTTTCATTTGATTAGCAGAGTCATATCGCTGCTTATCATCAATCTTCTTCATTATTTTTTTAACTGCTTTTTCTTTTGAACTTTCTTTTTTTTGTTCTTCTTTTTTAGGTTCTGTTTTACTTTCTTCTTTTTCTTTTGGTTCTTCTTTAACTTCTTCAACCTCTTCAACTTCTTCTGTTGTTTCTTCAATCTCTTCTACTTCTTCTGTAGGTTCTTCAACAGTTTCTTCTATAGGCTCTTCAATGGTTTCAATTTCTTCCATTGGTTCTTCAATTTCATTAATTTCTATTTCTGTTTCAATCTCTGCTTCTATTTCTAATTCAGCAATTTCAATTTCAGCAATTTCAATTTCTTCTATTTCTATTTCAACTGTTTCATAAGTAGGTTCATCAATTTCTATTGGTTCTAATATAAAACCTTGATCTGTTTCTATTGGTTCATTTGCTTCAAAAACATCTTCAACAACATTTATAATTTCTTCTGGTGTATCAATGTTTAAAGCAATAAACATTTCAACAGTAGTTATTTGCTGGGTAACAATGGTATTGATAACATTATAAAGCACTTGTACTTGGACATCATCAAACAAGGGTCCAATGGCAAGATTAATATCTCTACCTCCTACTTCAATAATAATAGTAGTTATTGAACCAGAAAAATCAAATCCACTTTCATACGATTGATAACCAGAATTTGTACCACTTGCTGAAAGAATATCTGTGCCACTAAAAACATTAGTGTTACCATCTTTGCCAGTAATGTGCATATAGATAGAATCTTGACTATCTTGCTTATCTACTTTGATAGAATAATTTGTTCGACCACCATGCGTAATATTAAGATCAGAAATATCTACTGTATTAATAAATGTTGTACCCATTCCAGATACACCCATTGTAGATGTTGAGTTACCTGATCCAGTAATTTGCGCACATTTATCAGTTCCAAGATTATAACAACCAGAACCACTAGGCATTGAAGCTGGTCCTTGACCACCCCAATCAATATCCATATCTCCCTCTTTAGAAGATACAACATAATCATTATCTCCGTCTAAAATATCAAGAGAGTCTTGATTGGTTACTGTGGTTGTCGTTGTTGTAGTATCTGTTGTTGTAGTAATTGTAATACCATCAGCTTCATGTTCAATAGTTTCCGTTATTACTTCATCTATTATTTCTTCAACTGTTGGTGAACATAAACCTATTGTATCAGTAGAACAATCTACTGCCTTACTAGAAAAGGATAGGGAAACCGATCCAAAGAGCCATAGCAGCCATAACAAATTTTGCAAATTCTTCATCACTCTTTGTTTGTTCCTTCGGTTCAATTTTTTCTTCGTTAAATATAATACTTCCTGTTGGCACTAATTGATGATTATCTTGCCAGCCAGTTTTAGCATCCTCTCCTATTGCACCCTTATACGGACAATAAGTACCCGCATTCCACATGGCATCAAAAACTCTATGATCGGCACAGAGAACAGATATAGAAGCTACCTTCATACCCATAGAATAAAGGCTACGAGCAAGTTTAATTCTTTCACAGTTTTCATCTGTAATTGTAATGCCAGATGCTATCCCTAGTATTTGAGTTTGTACTGCTCCACTTGTTGCAGTTTTACAAATATCAGAATTATTAACCACCACCGATGGTGCGTTGGCGGTAGGTGGAGTATTATTAGTTACTACTGTTGAAGAAACTGTATTGGTATCAGCAGCTAGTAAACTAAAGGAAAAAAAAACAAGAAGAAAAAGAAAAGTCCAAGTTATTAAAAGTTTCATTTACCACAAATACACTTTCCATCTTTACAAATTTCACATTCTATCTTGCTGTGCATGGTACTCCTTTCGATGATACAAATGGATGTTCTGCAAATGCCATGTAGATAAAGGCATTTCCGCTACCATTCCATGCACCATCATTATGTCGTATTTTAAAACCATTACTTAAAAAATCCATAGCGTAACCTGTTTCTTGTGCCGCATTACTACTTGCTTGCATAGCACTATTACTAGGGTTATAAGTATCTCTAGCAGTATCAAAAACATACCAATTTTGAGTTGCGGCTGTATTTTTTAATAAAAAGTATTTAGGTTTAAATCCTAGATAAACAAATGGACCATCTGCATTACCATTACCTGTGTAGCTACCAAATTTACTGTAGCCTTGTATTTCACTAAATAAATATCCAACATAAGTATTACCTACCTCATTTGCTATTCCACTATCCCCAACAGTAAATAAAGTTGAAGTTGGTGCAGTATCATTTGTAACAGAAGTTGAATCAGTAGTTGCATCAGTTGTGTTTAATTTAAGATAATCTGTTTCTGGAGCTGATGTATTTTTATGATGATATACTCCCCAATTTTCTGTTGCAGTTCTTGACTTTAGTATTATAACATGAGGTACTGCTCCTAATCCATGTGCCATAGTTGCTACCGCATTAGCACCAGACCAAGTTACAATAGAAAATCCCGCAGTTGTGTTTGCTTGATAAACTGAATCTTGACTACCTATACTTGTTGCTGAAGCATCATTTGTTGTTGTCGTTCCACCATTAGCTTTCCATTGCCAAGCTACTAATAATTTTGTATTTGAATTAGAATCAATTTGATGTGAAGTTCCTACTGAAAAACCATCCGAATTAAAAGCAGTAATATCAGCTCCACTATTAGATGTAACTTCAGCATTAGTTTGATTACCCCATAAAACTTGTCTAATACCTCTAGTTGAATCAATTAATCCATGGTCACTAACTATATCTCTTCCTTTTTGCCAAATCAAATCTGGCTGTAAATCAGAATTACCAGTATTAGTTAAAGACCTACTTGTATTATTACCTGTATAAATTAATGTCTGAAAATGTGCTGATGGGTCGTCTATTGTTGTATAAGCCATTATCCAAACTCCGCTAAGTTTTTAGTACATAGTGCATAAAATCCACTAGGTACTGCATATTCAAAGTTACCATAGCCATTTGCATCTGCATTACCACTTGATATGGAATGAGGTGGATTGCCAAAATTAAATGAATAAGTGCTGGAAGTGCTGCTACTACCATCAGATAAGGCGGGATAATAAGATTCTCCAGTGGTAACTGAAGTGGCTTCATTGCTTCCAGCCGCTGGGTCTCCAGAATTAATCCAAGTTCCATCTTGAGCAAACCAAATTTTGCCTGAATCTGCATCAAAAGCTACACTGACAGTTTCATCCACCGCCAATGAAGGCTGACTTGAAAGAATATTACTAGCATTTTTTGCAACATATCCGCCATCACGGTAAACGGCATTATCAGGACTTGATTCATATCCAAGATTCCAACTAGTAGTAAGTGGAAGTGTTACATCAGCTATGCCAGTACGCCAAAAATTGAAAGTGGTGCAAATAACCTCCCAATACCATTTTCCAGAAGTCATGGCAATAGTGCCAAGTATTGGTCCATATTCACTGCTTCCAGAAACTAGCTTTGTATTGGCTTCAGAAAGTGTACCTCCCGCACCAGACCATAGTGGATTCAAAGTACAAAAATTATTTGTCGGTGTATCTGTTGTAATATCTGTTGCGGCTAGGTTAGCAACTGCAAAATGATTAGTATTACCGCTTGTATCAGCACCTATACCACTTGCATCTGTGCCTGTGCCACTTTGTTTATACTCTTGAAAAAAACCATTAGTTCCATAAGAACCTGAATATTTTTTTGGAATCCAAACGCCATTATCATTCGTTTCTCCAAAACTTGATGGAGTTAATTGTGAGCCATCTATAAAATTAAATTCTGAAATATAACCATCATAAAAAATATCACTTGCTCTCCCACCTATTCTATGTTCAAATTGTCCCGCTGTTGCTGTTGAACAATCTTGAGTAATAGCTGACCTTTGGTCAGTAGAAAAAGAAGTTTCTTCAACTCCATTAATATATAATTTTAATCTATTACTTGCAGTTGATTGAGTCGTGTCACAAGAAACAGTTATCATATACCATGCCGCAATATCTCTAAAAAGTCTATTTGTTTGTATGGCGTGTGCTGTTGAATCATTGTTACTTACTTGAACATAAATAGTATTAGAACTAAGTTGAATCCTTGTATAAGTCCCTACACTAAAAAGCATTCCATCAGATAAATTACCTCTTTTAAACCAACAATTAACTGTCCATTTTTGTCTATCACCATCACCACTTGGAGTTTTAGTTAATTTAGCACTATCATCATCATTAAACCTAAGTGAATTTTCTATATCATAACCTGTATCTAAAGTATTAGCTCCAATTTCTGTAAAAGCCATTTAACTACTCCTTAACTGGAAATTCGCCTAATGGTCGCTCTATAACGGGATTTTCTTCTGTACCTGTATTTGTATAAGTAAATAAAGTAGCAAGAGCATCAACATCACTAGCATTATCTATTTGTGTTTGCATAGAGTTACATTTAGTTCTCACACTTGCTCTCCAAGTCTTCCAACTAGAATCCATTGTTCCCCCAGTTTCAGTCGCCTTTACTACTCGCCAATCAGAAGGTGCAAGTAGTCCCGCACATTGATTGTCTATCATTTCTTTTTTAATTGTTTTTAAACCTTCTGCTGCAACATCACCTACATCGTCACCTTCTCTAATTAGACCATCAGTTTTAT